GTCGAGGACGGGCAGCTCGTCGCCACCGGGGTCGTCTCCCGCGACACGCCCGCCGCCCGCGAGGTCGTCGCGTCGGCCAAGAACGGCTTCCCCTGGCAGGCCTCGATCGGGGCGTCGGTCGAGGAGTTCGAGTTCGTCAAAGAGAACCAGCAGGCGCTGGTCAACGGCCGGAGCCTGACCGGCCCGCTGAACGTCGTCCGCAAGGCGACGCTCGGGGAGATCAGCTTCGTCGACCTCGGGGCCGACGGCCGGACCTCGGCCACCGTCGCGGCCAACCAGAACGACGGGGACCCGGTCGTGCCGACCGAACCCGTTCCGGAGCCGACCAGCCCGGAACCCCCGGTGCCACCGCCACCGAGTCCCGCCCCACCGAGCGTGACTGCCGCCGACGTGCGGGCGCAGGCGCTGGCCGAGACCGCTCGAATCACGACGGTGCGGCGGATCTGCGCCGGACGGTTCCCCGAGATCGAGGCCCAGGCGATCCGCGACGGCTGGGACGCGACCCGCACGGAACTCGAGGTGCTGCGGGCGACGCGGCCGCGCTCGCCGGCCCCGCACGGCGGCGACGCGCCCGTGACCGGCACCGTCCTCGAGGCGGCGTGCCTCCTGACCGCGAAGTTCGACGGGGTCGAGCGGATGTACGACCCGCAGACGCTCGACGCCGCGGCCCGCCGGTTCCGCAGCGGGATCGGGCTGCAGGAACTCTTGCTCGAAGCCGCGTGGGCCAACGGCTACACCGGCCGCAACTTCCGCGACCACCGCACGGTCCTCCGGTACGCCTTCGGCCGCGGGATCGAGGCCGGGTTCTCGACGGTGGACGTCGGCGGGATCCTGTCGAACGTCGCCAACAAGTTCCTGCTCGACGGCTTCTTCTCGGTCGAGCGGACGTGGCGGAACGTCTGCGCGGTCCGCAACGTGTCGGACTTCAAGACGGTGACGAGCTACCGGCTGGTCGGCAAGGACCAGTACGAGCAGGTGCCGCCGGGCGGCGAACTCAAGCACGGCACCCTCGGCAACGAGACGTACTCGAACAAGGCCGACACCTACGGCCTCATGCTCTCGATCGACCGCCGGGACGTCATCAACGACGACCTGGGCGCGATCACCACCGTGCCGCGGAAGCTCGGCCGCGGGTCGGGCCTGAAGATCAACGACGTGTTCTGGACAACCTTCCTGAACAACGCCGCGTTCTTCACCGCCGGGGCCGGCAACTTCATCTCCGGGGCGACGACGACGCTCGGCATCGACGGGCTGACGGCCGGCGAGGTCGCGTTCCTCGACCAGGTGGACGGGGACGGCAAGCCGGTCGGCGTCATGCCGGCCATCCTGCTCGTCCCGACCGCGCTCGCGGTGACGGGCTCGCAGCTCTTCAAGTCGATGGAACTGCGCGACAACACCGCCGGCGCGAAGTACCCGGTCACCAACCCGCACCAGGGGAAGTTCCGGGTCGAGGTGAGCCGGTATCTCGGCAACGCCAAGTACCCCGGCTTCTCCGCCAAGGCGTGGTATCTCCTCGCCGAGCCGACCGACCTGCCGGTGATCGAGGTCGCGTTCTTGAACGGCCAGGAGGCCCCGACGATCGAGACCGCCGAGGCCGACTTCAACGTGCTGGGCGTGCAGATGCGGGGCTTCCACGACTTCGGCGTCGCCCTCCAGGATCCCCGCGGCGGCGTGAAGGCCAAGGGCGAGGCGTGATCCCGGCACCCCAGGGAGAGTGACTTATGGCCCAGGCAGTCTTCGTTCAGGACGGCGACGCGATCGACTACACGCCGGTGGCCGACGTGGCGGCCGGCGACGTGGTCGTGCAGGGCGACCTCATCGGCGTGGCCAAGCAGCCGATCGCGGCCAACACGCCCGGCGCGCTGGCGGTCAGCGGCGTGTTCGACTTCGCCAAGCTCGCCGGCCTCGTGCTGGCGGTCGGCACCCTCGTCTACTGGGACGACGCGGCCAACGTCGCCACCAACGTGTCGGCCGGCAACAAGCTGATCGGCAAGGTCGTCCGCGCCGCGGCCGCGGCCGACGCCACCGTCCGCGCCCGCCTGAGTCCGTGAGGCCGCGATGCCCGACCTCCTCCGCACCGGCTCGGACTGGCTGGCCGACATGCTCAAGGAGCACGCGTCGCGGCCGGTCGTGTACCGCCGCGGGGCGGCCGAGGTGACCGTGCAGGCCACGGTCGGGCGAACGCTCCTGCAGCTCGACGACGGGTACGGCGGCGTGCGGATGGAGTGGACCGACCGCGACTTCCTGATCCACGCGGCGGACCTCGTCCTGGGAGCGGCGGTGCTGCCCGAGCGGGGCGACACGATCCGGGAGACGGTCGGCACGACGACGCTCGTGTACGAGGTGATGGCCCCGGGCAAGGAGCCGCCGTGGCGCTGGTCGGACGTGTACCACAAGGTGCTGCGGATTCACACCAAGCGAGTAGGAGTCGAGTGATGCTCGAACTGTTGCGACAACTCATCGGTTTGCACGGGCAGGACGGAAGCCGCTTCCGCGAGGTCGTCCCGATCCTCAAGGCGATCCTGCACAGCGAGGCGCTGACCGAAGCCGTGCGTGCCACGCAGTCGCCGGTGGACGACCTCGTCCTCCGGATCGTGCGGGCCCTCGTCCCGCCGGGGTGACGGATGCCGGCCACGATCCTGGCCATCGCCGACGCCGTGGTCGCCCAGTTGAACGCGGCCTCGTTCAGCCAACCGCTGACGGCCGAGCGGCACTACCTGCCGCAGTTCGAGCTCGCCGACATGACGACGCTCCGCGTGAGCGTGGTCCCCCGGTCGGTGGCGAGCAAGGGGCTCGACCGCAACCGCGACAGCTTCGACTACCGCATCGACGTGGCCGTGCAGAAGAAGCTCGACCCGACGCCCGAGAACCTCGATGCGCTCATGGTGCTGGTGGAGGAGATCGCGGACCACTTTCGGTCGGAGCCCCTGGCGGGCTACCCGCAGGCTCGCTGCACCGAGGTCGAGAACGTGCCGGTTTACGCCCCGGAGCACCTGGACGAGTTCCGCCAGTTCACGAGCGTGTTGACCCTGACCTTCCGCGTGTGGAGGTGACGGGTGATCGGGCTCAGCTTCGAGGCCGCCAAGCGGGGGTTCTTCGACCGCGAGAAGATCCGGCGGGCGGTGGACAAGGCGCAGCGGAAGGTGCTGTCGCGGTTCGGGGCCTTCGTCCGGCAGCGGGCGAAGACCTCGATCCGCAAGCGGAAGGGGACCAGCCCGCCGGGCGGCCCGCCCTTCTCGCACGTCGGCGTCCTGCGGAAGTTCATCCTGTTCGCCTACGACTCTGGCCGCCAGTCCGTGGTCATCGGGCCGACGCTGATCCGGGAGGGCTCGCAGGCCCCGCGCCTGCTCGAACACGGCGGCGAGGCCGCTCGCCGCACCAAGACGAAGACCCGCCGGCTGCGCTACCGCCCGCGGCCGTTCATGGGACCGGCGTTCGAGGCCGAGAAGCCGCAACTGCCGGCCTTGTGGAAGAACTCGGTTCGCTGAGGAGACACCGATGAGCGTGAGGCTCGGACTTGACGCCAAGCTCTACCGCAACACCGGCACGCATGCCGCCCCTGTCTGGAACGAGATCGAGAACGTCAAGGACGTGACCTTGAACCTCGAAGCGGGTGAGGCCGACGTGACGACGCGCGGCAACAACCGCTGGCGGGCGACCGTGGCGACGCTCAAGGACGGTTCCATCGAGTTCGACATGGTGTGGGATACCGAGGACGACGACTTCGTCGCCCTGCGCGACGCCTTCCTCAACCACACCGCCGTCGAGTTCGCGGTCATGGACGGCGACATCACGACCACCGGCTCGCAGGGATTGCGGGCCACCTGCGCTGTCACCAACTTTAGCCGCAACGAGCCGCTGGAAGAGGCGATCACTGTCAGCGTGACCGTCAAGCCAACGTACTCGGCGAACCCGCCGGAGTGGATGACTGTTGCCTGATTCCCCAAGGAGTACCCATGCGTTTGTTGTTCGCTCTCGCTCTGCTCGCTCTGGTTCCGCTCACCGCCGGCGCGGAGCCGATCCGCATCGCCGGTGAGACAAAGTACAAGCCGCACTCACTGGTTCGGCTCCGTGCCGAGGGTGTCGATCCGAAGGCCGCGATCCTCTGGCGCGTTCATCCGGCGAAGGACGTGCAGCGCGCGACCACGCCCCGAGGGGTGCTGGAGTTCGCGGCGCATCCCGGCACCTACGAGATCGAGTTGCTGGTGATCCGGCAGACCGACGACGGGCTGATCGTCGAGGAGAGCCAGGTCACGGTCACCATCGAGGGGTGCGGCCAGGCGCCGCCCCAGCCCGAGCCGAAGCCACCGGGGAAGGCCAACGCCGAGCAAGCCATCGGCAAACTCCGCTTTGGTAATGCCGGTTGCACCGCGACCGTGATCGGCCCGAGACGCAGCGACGGGAAGTGGGACATCCTCACCGCGGCACACTGCACCGGCGGGGTCGGCAGTCGAGGGACGTTCACCCTCAAGGACGGT